TTACACCCTCTCTTACTATAACTCTAAAATATTTTCACTTGACTACGATAAATATGTCTCTAACATCTTTAGCGCATCAAGGCCTTCGTCACTTTGTAAGAACTGTCCAGCAAAATCATGTGGGTCAACACCGAATGGTATTGAACACATTTTCTTTTTGTTGGATGGTGTTGTAAACCAAATCTCTCTGTCATTATTACGGAGAGCTAATAGTCTCTTTTCGAAGAATAGCATAATTTTACCTTGGTATTTCAACTCAGGATCATTTATGGTTTGCATAAAATCCCTTGGATTCATCTTGGCAAATATCAGCATATCTCTTTTAAGCTCTACTGTTGAGATAGCTGATGGGTCTTTACCGAATAGTACCCTTGTCATAATCTCAAGCTGCTCAATGCTTAAACCTCTAGCTGCAATCAATGCATCTACCTCAATGTTCAAGTCTTCAACCTCTTCAACTGCTTCTTTTTCCTTATCTACCTCTTCAAATACTCTTCCATTCATTGGATGGTAATGTAAGAATGCTTGTAGTACAGGATTGTTTTTTGGAACAGCTAACATCCCATCTTCAAAAATAATAGGCTCTAAAATAGCATTTCCATCTTGCTCGTCTTCGAATGGAGATTTTTGGTTTGATGAATATCTTAGCGCTCTATTTATATTATTCTTCTCATCATACCACATCAAAGGGAACCTTGGATGATTTCTTGATGCCAATGTGTATGATAAAGGAGCTGTTTGTCCTTTTAATCTATATACCTTATCTGTAGGTACCATTTTCTTTATCTCAGACATATATTTAATTTGATTTAATTTAAAAAAAGGAGAGTGCCATAAGACACTCCCCAGTATTCACCTTATTAACCATATCTAAACAAAACGAAGTTGTTAGCACCAAGGGTACAAACACAACGCTCAGAAAGGAAGTTTACTTCCATTGCATCAAGGTCGCTAGTGGTAGCACCACCGGCAGAACCTGTAATCCAAGTTTTGTATCTACGATCTTCAGACTCAGTTGCGCGGTAGCGAACATGAAGGAATGGACGTTTAGCGTTTTTGCCCATAATCTGGTCGTAAACAGAAGTTGAACCAGCAGGAACCAAAAGTCCTGTTACAGTACCTGATGCTGTAGCTGCTGTAGAAAGACCACCACGCATAGTTGGGTCGTTCAAGTACTTCCAATCAGATTTGTAGAAGTCATAACCACGTCTGAAACCTGAGAAACCAAGATTCAAAGCCATAGTTACGTCATTGTCAAATAGACCGTAAGAAGCACCATAAGAAGGAGCGCCAACTACAGTACTTGCACCGTTAAGGCCTGCAAGCATACCGTCAACGTCAAAGCTCAATTGACGATTGCAGAAAAGAACATTCTCCTCGATAGCTCCTTGTCTGTCAAGACGCTGTACGATTGTATCCCAGTCAGCAAGTGATGTTGGAGTACCACCACCCCATACGTTACCTCGGCTGTTTACAACAAAGAAGATACCCTCAGACCCTGAGTTTGCACCCAATACAGCGGCAGCACCAGAACCAGCTACAGCAGGAACTGCTTCAATCATAGCTGTTTCAAGGTAGTCCTCAAAGCGGAGACGAGTTTCATGCTCTGATTTTAGGTACCAAAGATAACCAGTAGCACCGTTCTCAGTTGTTACTTCAACCCATCCAATCTGAGCCATATCAGAACCATTTACAGCGTAACGGTCTTTTAGGATGATCGGCTTATTAGAGAAGATTTCATCTTCAGCATCAAGAGAGCCAATCATACCAGTAGTTCCTTTTCTGAACTCAGAACCATAGATAAATACGGTACAAATGTCACCATTTACGATAGATGTACCAACACCTGTATTTATTTGGTAAAAAGCCACAGTTACAACTAATCCTGTTACTGCTGTAACAATAGCTTTATAACTAAGACCTGCTGTAGCACCACCGTTTACTTGGATAAACAATGTTTGTCCAATACGAATTGCCGCACTTGTTGCACCAGTGTCAGAAATTGTAAAAGTAGCTACAGTTGTAGATACAGCAGAAGCTGTACAAGTGGTATATTTGATATGCAAACGACCCTGCTCAGCCCATTTGATTTGGTCAGAGTTTGAAGGCATCTCAGCACCTACAAGGCGCAAGAATGATGCAATTGTACGATTACCATAACGCTCAAATTCCTTCTCATAAGTATCAGGAAGATACTGGTTCAAGAAATCAAAGTTGGTAATGTAGTTTGTCTGTAAAGCCAATTGCTCCGCTGCTGGTTGTAAGCGAAACGTAGGATTTGGTAATATTGAACCTGGCATTTTTTAAATTTTTAATTTGTCTACAATTTTTTAATGCTGCGGATTTTTAAGCTTTTCCCATGGTCAGGATTAACCGCTTTAACCTGAAACCCATCATTCCCCCTCGTTGTCTCATTTGCCTTACGCTCAGACATATTTACATTTTTAGTCTTACGCATAAAGTCATCTGCTGCATCAGTCATACCTTGCTCATAGAAGAACTTGGCAAACCTCTCAGGGTTCATTGCAACAGCCAAAGCCTTATGGTATCCACCTGCATCTTTAATCAAGCCACTCTCATCGATAAACTTACCGATAAAGCTTGATGGATTTGAGTGTAACTTTTTAAGCTCATTAGCATCCCCAGGATTAAAATTAAGCTTTTTGTTATTGACACTAAATTCAAAACCTTTGAAATTACCATCAAATACCTCATTGGTTTTTTGTTCAAACCATTGACGCTTACGATTATTCTCCTCCTCGATCGTCTTAGCCTGTTGCATATATTGACGATAAGCATTGAACTCCTCTTTCTCTTCCTGAGATATACCTGCCGTACTTGACTCAAGGGGCATCTTATACATCTCCTTCTGAGAATTGAAAAACTTCTTTGCCTCATTAACAGCTTTCTTTCTTGATATCTTTGCCTTCTTAATATAAGACTCGTCATCAAGATCCTCGTCATACCTGTACTCATCCAACATCATCTCAACGTCATCTTCGTCAAGACCCTCTTGTGTAGATAACAAGTAATCTTTGAGTAGCTGTTCTTCTGGAACAGAATCGAAATCTTTCTTCAACTTGAGAAAGTCTTCGAATCCTCTTCCTGTGTCTTTTCTATATTTCATATAAGCAGCTACATCCTCCGGCATCTCCTCTGAGTTACGCTCAGCCATCAATTCATCGAATGAGCTAATCTGCTTATTGTATCTTTTACCTATATATGAAAGAACGTCTTCTTCTTTTAACTCAACCTCCTGCTGTGGCATGGAGAAGCTCTCCTGCGGTGCATCTTGCGATAATGACTGCTCATGCTTCTCAAGAAGTTCCTTTTCTACCTCTTGTACACTCTTGGGTTCTGTTGAGTCTAATACTCTTACTGCTTTAAATTCCATTTGATTTAATTTTAATTATTTGCAAATTTATAAAAAATTTTATTATGTAGTATTATCTCGGATTAAATTCTGCTAAATCAAATCCATCTAAGCTATCTTCATTGCTTTCAAAGCTTACCGGAGGTAGGTTATTCTTTCTCTGATTGATGAGTTTTGACTGCTGAGTATTCTGAATGCCTATACGCTTATTCTTCTCCTCCTCTCTTTTATTCTCTCTGCTTGTCAGCAAACTTGACTGCATCTCATGCATCTTTATATTGTATTGGAACTCCTCTGCCATTAGCTTAGACTTGATGCCTGCTTCGAACTCCATCTTCTTCATTTGACCCTCTATCTCTGCTTGGATAACCATTGTCTTTGACTGGGCCTCAAGCTGTATCTTTTGCACTGCCATCTCGGCTGCCATCTGTTGTGACTGCATCTGCTGCTGTGCCTGCATCGCCTGCTTTTGCATCATCATCTGCTCCATTCTCTCGGCATTCTTAACTCGCTTGAGCTTCAGTAGCTGATTGGCTAGCTTGAGATTTTTAAGCTCTCTGATGTCAATGGCATCCTCAAGGTTGATGTCACCTTTCGATAATGCCACTTGTATATTGGCTTCTAGCTGTGCTTTCTGCTCCTCATCAGGAGTTACCTCAATGAATATGCCAAAGTCATACAGATATAACTCCTTGATATCATTTAAGATAGACACATTGTATCTGCCAATTCTCATAGCAAAGTCCTCTTTAAAGTCTGCATATTCCAAAACATCAGACACTCTATAGGTGATTGCCTCTGCTAGTTTCCTGTAGATAAATAATGCACTCTCAAGGATATGTCTTGTTGCTGTATTTGAGTTGAGCGCTGCCATCTTCTGTAGACCAACCAAAGAGTTCGGGTCAGGCGTTGATCCATCTCTCGCCTCATTAAGACCTGTTACGGTCCTAATCATGTCCATGTAGTGTTGGTAGTTGGCGATGAGCATTTGCGTCTTTGCTGCCCCTGAATTTGAGGTGAGCTGAGTAATCGGCACCCTAGCATTATTGAAGTCACCATCCTGAGTGAAGCTTCTACCGATAACACTACCTGTTTGGAAGTAGAGCCTTAGTGCATCCTCAGGGTTATATGCGGCACCTGTACCTAGGTCAACCTCATTAAGGCCGTCAGCGTCAATGAATACACCGTCAGGCACAACTCTATTGATGACCTGCTGTAGCTTCAAGTGAGTTATCTGAATCAAGTCAGCGAATGGTATCATCCTTCTTACTAATGACTCAATAACCCCCTTGTACATTCTTGGTGCGCAGGCTACATACATTGGCATCGCGTGTTGTGCTGATGACTTTGGTCTGACCATATTCTCAGCCATCTCCCATTTAACCAAGTAGTTAGTACCCATTACCATAACCCCCTCATACCACACGTCAATGGTCTTCTCTACCTTCTCGAAGTTACCCTCCTCCATCATCTCTGCCGGAGGATTGAACGTATCGTCCTTTGGTATCATCTTGACAGAACCGGTCTCGGTCGTCTTCCTCTTATAGACTACCTTTTTGGTTGTCTTATAGTTAAAGTATAGCAGAGTGCAAGTGTCCCTACTAAACAAGCTATTCTCATAGAATCTTGCAACATTGTAGTAATCGTACCAAGATTGACTGTATTGTGATATTTTCTGTAGGTCATCTTTTGTTAGTTTTGGATTGATTTTGTACAGCTCTGTAAGAGGCACAGTTTTAATCTCACCCCAATAGAAGCAGTCCTCAAAGAATGGATCCTCAGTATAGCTATAGACCAAATTTGCTGGGTCTACATATGAAATCCTTACACCTTCACCTAATAAGAACTCGTGCTTTGCCACTGCTATACCAAGTACAGTCATGTCATAGTCTAAGCGCTTTCTCGTGTCGTAGTAGTGGTTCTCGTCAAATATTGTGTTTATTGCTACCTCCTCTGCTATCTCAATTGCAGGCTTGTAATTTATTTGCATATACAATGACAGCTCCTCGTCATTCTCAGGTAGCGTGTTCGGGTCTGTAACAAATGGATTGGCACCTGTGAACTTTTGGATCGTCTCAAATATTGGCTTGCCAATCATCTGAGTCTCTATCATGTCTTGGTACTTATTGCGCTTTGCCAATGACATAGCATCATGGGCATATGCCTTTGGCTTGAATAGCCTGTCAGCCATTCCGTTAACTACGATGTCAACAAACTTTGGTATAACCGGAACAGGAGTCCAATCGATATTCAAATAAGACAAGTCACCATCAATCGCTAGCTCGTTCTTGTACTTTGCTACTGACTGCTCACCCCTTGCGTAGAGCCTAAGCTTATGGAACTCTCTCCATCTGCTGTAGTACCTGCAAGATGTACCATCCTTTCTAAACCACTCATATTGGATTGCCTGTCCAACTTGCAGCCCATAGCTTTCTGATGCCTTCTCTGCATCAGTTGCCCATTGTTTAGGGAAGTCCGAGTACTGTATGTCTATGATTATATCTTTCATTTCATTATTTGACTTGTTAACCCATCGTTTGTATATCTAGCAAAGTTAATAATTATTTTTGATTCTTTCTTCTCTGGCATATAAAGGTGTTTCTGATTTGCCATAATTGCTAATCCTGAGCTGATTGCAGCGTCAAACTTAGTCCTATCATTTATATCAAACTTTGCCCAATCTTCAAGTGTTTTTGTAAATGGCATATTACCAATTACGTCAGGCTCTCTATATGCACCGGTATAATCAAACCCTATAAACTTCTCGATGTATGACTCGATTGCAGAGGCGTGAGACTGTTTGACATCCTCAGATGAGTTAGGTATACCACCTAGCTCGCGCTCTGTCTTTGTCAACTTGTTAAACTGCTTGTCCGGTCTGTTCATACAAAATCCTCTGTATCCTCTATTTTTAAAATGGTACAATAACCTTGGTTTATTATTCTCTATAAGTATTGGCATTCCGTAGTAAACGCAAGCCATAAGTATTTCCTCAAAAAATATCTCTGCTGTTTGTGGTCTTGCTATATATTCCAAAAAGAACTCATTCACCGGAGCGTCATCCATGTGGAACTTTGTCATCCCATGCAATGATCCACTTGACCCTCTTCCTCCAACAACTGCTGAGATGTCATATGGGTCACATCCAAACGACCCTAAATGCTCATTACCTGGATACATGATTCCATTCCTTGTATGTACATTGTTTGCATAATGCGCAGGAGGGAACCAACTAATTAAAAATCTTCCATGTTTATTTGGAGTCCATACAACCTTTGTGTCTTTAATTCCGTCTTTCCAAGAGAACGACCCTCTTGTCATGTACTGCTCCTTGATTAAGGAGTCATTGTAATCAATTTGCTGATATATCTTAGTCAGGTTAAATATCGCCTGCTTGCTCTCATCTCTAAATGCGTGGGACTCTGACCTTGGGAACTGACGATAGAACTCGTTCAATGCATCGGCATCATTCTTTAGTGATGCGGCCTCATTCTCCCAGTAGTCAATCGCTCCATTTGATATCTTGCCCTTATCGACTCCCTCTATTGGCTTCTCAGGCTTCCTGAACACAGGCATACCGTACTTGTCAATAAATCCCTCCATGTTCCACTCCATTGGGATGAATAAGGAGTATAGCCCACTCTTTGTCTGACCATTAGCATTCCTGTTCTCTACATTTGAGTCATAGTACAAGGACTTGAAGTTATCACCACCCTTGTTCAAGGCATTTGAGGTAGACCCCATCATACACTTTCCTATAATCTTACTACCCAAACGCAAACAAGTTTTTGTTACGCGCCAATTGTTTAGGATGTTATTTGGCTTGACCCACTTACCACTATTCATACTAACTGTAAAATCTCCAAGTATCAATCTTCTTTCGTTATCGTTTTCGGCATCTACTTGAATACCTATATATTCACCCTGATCAAGATATTCTACAGATACTTTATTTCTTCTTCCTCTTGTTTTTGGAAAATATTCTTCGAATGATTTCTTTTTAGTTATAAGAGGTATAATTGATAAATCTCCAGATATACTTATATTGTAAGATTTCGCACCAAAATTTGTATTTTTGCATTTAATCTTACTACAACTAAGACCACAAGATAAAGCTATAAATCTTATTTGTTCAATAAGTTTTTCTCTGCTCATTCCTATAGATATAATTCCTTTTTTCTTATCAGAATATCCATCCGTTTCAATAATACCTGCTAATAATTGAAGCCTGCATTCTATTGAAGATTTAATATATTCTTCTGGAATGTGTTTATTATTATAAACTCCTATATCTCTTAAAGATTTATTTATTCCCTTGAATGCAAATTCAACTATTTTTTTACAAGTTGATTTTCTTAAATCAAACTCAATATTTTTAATTTGTGCAAGTCTTCCTAAATAAGTTAATATTTCTGGTTCTTCTTCTTTGTTTACCAATATCGTAAAAGAACTTTGTCTTCCATCTCCTAGCCATAGACCTAATAAATATGGGGGTATTCCATTGAAGCAATCTTCTGATTGTATGCCCATTGATACTACTCTTGTTAGATGCTGCTTCCTAAACTTTGAGCTATTTATATACTCTTCTGGATTCATTATTACCTCACCTTTTTTGTATTCATTAAATACTAATCTGTGATTTTTAGTAACAATATAATCTTCTCCATAAGGTTGTTTTACAATATACCTATCCGTTTTACCACTAGTTTTCTTTACGACAGTTTTTATTTTACCTCCATCAACTATAACTTTATCTCCTATGTTTATATCCTTTATTTGTCT